CAAACCTGGGCCATGTCTCCAGTCTTACGATTGGAGCTCGACAGGGTCAGGATTGCTACGTAAGGCTGACCATCAATAGGTGAGCGGCCGTTGTCAATGATGAAACCTTTAGGGTTGGCCATCGTGATAGTGAAAGCCTCTCGCATTGAGAGGCAATTGTCGGGCTAGGGATTGCACCTAGCCTCCCGCTTTTACGGATCGACGGTGTACTCCAGATCAGACAATGCGTCAAGCAAAGGTCCCAACAACTCGTGATCACACATTTGCCCCCAGTCTTCGAGATCGAGACTGTCACGCAAATGCCTGAATGTTTCAAGAGTTGTATCAACATTCTCGATCAGATCGCTGATCATTTCAGTAAGATTGGCCATGTCGGTTACAGTTATGCAAGTGAGCGGGCAAATTAACGGGCGTGATGACTGAGCCTGTCCAACCTATGAACAATTGTCATCAGCTGAGATCGGGTAATCAATCCCCGTTGATAATCCGCCACAGCCTGACTGTGTAGCTTGGCCAGTCTTTCTGTGGTTTGTGCCATTGGTAAGGTGACAATTAGCCTCTCTCAGTGAGAGGCAATAACTGCCGGAGGGTTTGCACCTCCGGGCCCGCTTTTACGGATCAGTAGTCTTCATCATCGTTTGCACTGATGTAAGACAGTAAGCAATAAAAAGTAGGCAGATCACGGGAAATAGCAGCGGCCAATTCCTCATACGAGAAATCAGTGACAATCTGCTCAATAGTCGTTTGCATTTGACTGATCAGCCCCTCGCAGTGAGAGGCAATGGGACAGGCAGCCATCGATAGCTGCTGTCAGAGCCTGGTTACCCTGCCTGTCCGTATCCACGTCTTAAGCGTGGGGTTCAGTTGTCTAGGTGCAAGTGATCAGGCAGCACTTCCGCCCCCGATCTGCAGTCATCATGGCCCCTGGCTTGCACCCCTGCAACCGACTGGCAGGGAAACCAGTTGGATAACCGTCTACACCCTAGTGTTTGCAAGGGGTTTGCCCCTAAAACTCATTGAAATAATATCGTTACAATCCTCAGTCTCGTGGTGCTCGCATACTGGGTTCGATAATCCACTCCTCTTCGATACACTCACAAGCCCGCTTGATTGCCCGTCGTTTGTTATCACTGATCTTCAGATATGGGTCGTTATAGACTGCTGCTAGCCTATTGATTCGATCGCACATACTGAGGTAGGCGTGTTCTATTGGTGTTTGCTGATGCTTACTCATTGCCTGGTTTGTGTTAGTGACTGTTGGCTGTGATTTTGATACCTATATGATGCACTGTTTGTATAGGTATGGTTTCGTACAGATAAATTTAGATAGATATATCCTGTATAACGATACTGTTATACCGTTTAGGCTGATCAATGCCCTATTTCCTACCGCATCAGATCAGTCAACTAATGAAATCCCTGCTGCTGCAAGGGGTCTGAGGTTATTGATACCTAGACTCCCCTACATCAGCCAGGGTAGGAGTAATTTAGGGGGCCTATGGGGGGATTCCTGCAGGCGATAGCGCTACGTACTCCCTTCGGATTTTTCTGTTGAAATACTCTAAGGAGCAGACAACCTCATCTCAGTCAGACCATCCACCTCAGAAGGCTTCTCACTAAAGACAGGATCAACATACAACACATCATCCACCTCCTTCCACTCCTCCCGTGTCACCTCAGCCTGTCTATCAACAGACTCCATAGTAGACAGAGTCTTCCACTCCACCCAATACGGCTTACAGTAGTCTAATAACATCCGGTACCAATACCGTAGTCTTACGGAAGGTTGTTTATCCGAATACCATATAGCAGCTTCATAACATATAGCTAGTAGTCTTTTCTCATAATCCATAGCGGATACTTCATACAACAGCATATAACGTGCAATAACACGTTAAGGTGAATGTATTCTCTTGACTAGTTAGGTAGGAAAGTGAGTTAGCGGTTAAAAACTACCCCCCTTACCCCCCATAGAGGGGCATAGAGGGCTTGACTGAGCAAGGTGAGGTTGCTGTTACTTCATTCAGGAACTACCAAAACCTGATGAAGCGGGTATGTACCCATCCCTTTGGACCCGCTAGGGGACGGAGGGATGGGGTGGAGGGGGACCGGTATGGTCTCTCTGTAATGGTCCCCCTATTCGGTCCAGGCGTAAACCTTGTTGGTGGAACGCTTCTGGAGCTCCAGGAAGGGGAGGCCAAGAGCGAGGGCATCGACAGCACGCTTTGGATCGTCTTGGACCATCTGTTGCATTGCCGACCACTCGTCGTTACGGCGTTGGGCCTGCTGCTTAGCGGCTGAGAGGGCTAGGGCATCGGTGAACCACTGCACTCCCTGACTGATCGAATCGATTCTGTCGTCGTGCTTGACGGCTCCCTTTTCCCGGCACATGCGAGAAGACTGGTACATGAACATGTACTCAAGGCGCTTCTCGGGAGCCTCATTGGGATTAGAGCGGTAGTCCCACTCAATGATCTTGGGGTCAATGATCAGCTTGTGTTGGTTCAGGACCGGCTCGAGGGTGGCGATGATGCGTTCCTCCTTACGAACCGTGGCTCTGACCTCCTCCACATGAGCGTTGACCTGTTGTTGGATCAGGTGTCGTTTGAGGAGCTCACAGACCATCCCGTCACCGAAGTTAGATTCAACGAGGAGGGTGCCTGCTTGGTACTTCTTAGCGACCCGTACGATCTCGGAGAGGGTCTGATCGCTGTAGCCGTCTCTGAAGGCGACCATGTCCCGAATGAAGATGTACCCATTGGCTTGGGACATGACCGTTGCCACAGTCTCGTCAAGACCGCGACCGGAGGGGTCTATGGAGACAATGGTTTCTGAGTAATCACAGCAGGCGGCATCGATGAACATTGGGGAATACCAACGATCACCAGGGAGGCCAACGGCTGGGAGGTCTTTGAGCACATAACGTGGGTCAGAGCTCCAGGAGTACTTTTCAGCGCACTCAGACCCGAGAGGAGTGACAATGAAATCAGAAAACCGAAGTGGAAACTTGTCTGCATCAGAGAGGGTGGTATTGAGCTGGAACTGCAGCTCAAAGTTGGAGCGGCCCATTGAGGCCTCTCGTTCCATCAGCTCGATGTCTGAGAAGCGAGTGTCTGTTGGAGAGCCAGGTTCACACCCCGCATCAAGATCCTCCAGGATCATGGGGGCAAGGAGACCTTCGTAGAGGGAGCAATCCTTGGGATAGCGGGAGGGCCAGACAAAGGGCTTGTATCCCCTCTCAGCAAGCTTCCTGTAGCAGGTGAAGGTAGTCTGAGGAGTCCCGAGGAAGATGATGCGAGAGGTAGGCTTAGGCATAAGGATGGCCTCAGCCTCAGAGATCAGCTGAAGCAGCTTCTCTCTTTGCATATCTGTCGCAGAGTTATTCGGAACCTCAACGTCGTCAAACAACATGATGTCGGCACGAGAGCCGGTCATGTTGCCGGTAATACCGACTGACTTAACAGAGGGAGCCTGAGTAGGCACACAGCCACCGATGTCAAAGGAGATCCGGGACCACCTGGACTCGTCTGAGGAGGGCCTCATGTGTTTGAGCCAGGGGATGGTCAGGATCAGCTTTTGGAGGAAGATCGAGTTGTTATCTGCCCGCTCTTTAGAAGCGGAGATACACATAATCTTCTTGTTGGGGTCTTTGTAGAGTTCCCAGAGCACATAAGCCGCAGTCACATACGACTTTCCGATACCACGGAAGGCCTGGACCTGAAGACGCTTGGGGCCGTACTGAAGGTAGTCGGCAATAGCGTATTGGGCTCGTGTTGGAGCAGGTAGTCCGAGCTCATGCCAGACTACCGATAGGAAGTTCTTAAAAGATCCCTTCAGACGCGCCTCTAAGGCGTCTGTTTTAGGGCTCATGATAGTTTGTACTTAAGAAGAGGAGAAGGGGTCTTCCTGAGGCTTCTAGACCCCTCTCCGTGAATTCTATTTAGAATAGCCGTAGCTACCTTGCCAGGAATTACCCGCCGCCGCTGTAGAACCCCAGGTGTAACCACCAGAAGCAGCAGCGGAAGCAGCAGATCCAGAACCGCCACGGATGCCAAGGCTTTGCCCTAGATCCATTGAGGTTCCATACGAGCGGTTGTTGATACCGCCAATGGTGCTGTTGGTCATCCCGTAGGCAGCAGCTCCATAACCAGCACTGCGGTTAGTGAAGTCTTTGTAGTTGGCAATACCAGCCTGAGCAACTTGATTCAAACCAGGGAGCCCCTCAAGTCCTCTAGGCGTACTGCTAGTGGACTTATAGGAGCGGTCTTGAAGAAAGTCAGGTGTAGAGTTAGGCTTGTAGTTGTCGGTACCAGGTCCAATGGACAGGGACTTTGGCAGTGAGTATGGCTTGGCATTAGACGGCATGTTGTAGCTCGCATTGGAACCAATCGCCAACGTGCTGCCTGCCTGGACATAGGCCCTCTTGGTGTTGTTATCCAACGCTTTCCAAGCCTTAGACGGGTTCGACACGCCCTTTTGAGAGGCGAAGATGGCGAATCCGACATCGCTCGCAGGAACATTGGCTGCAATCGAACCAATGGCTTTTGACAGCTTGGTTGTATTGAAGCTCTGAGAGTCCCCCTTGATCCCCAGCTTCTTCAGGATTGCATCCAGAGGATTGCCACTGCTCGGAGCTGCTGCTGGGGTCGTCGGCTTTGGGTCTGAGGTGCCTTGTCCGCTGTAATGCTTAAAGACTTCCATAGCCGCCTGCATTCGGCGGTCCCAGTGGGGAGTACCTGGGCGGAAATAGCCAGAACCTTGCTGCGCTGAGCCTGTGTAGTACTTGGCGTAGTCAGCAGGACTACCTGACTTAGGTGCATTCTCAAAGACCTTAGTCCAGCCGATCAGATCCTTATTGAGATATTCCCTAGCAAAATACTCAAGCTGCCACTGTGCAGAGTTGGGATCCTTACCAGCAGCTCTCGCTGCATTGACGGCTTGGTCATAGGGACCACGGCGTACTCCTGTGTATTGGGAAAGGCCCCGGCCACGACCGGAGCCCTGTTCAACTACATCAAGATTTTGCAAACCAGGACGACCAGTCTCGATGATCCAAGAACCAACAAGACCAGCAGCCTGAGCAGGCGTCATCTTAGGGATGCGGTTAGCTGTCATCTTGGAGACAGTACCGTCTGTTAAAGCCTTGAAGATGTAGTCGGTGTTAGGAGTAGCCGCAAACCATCGTCCGGTTTTCGGCGCCATAACAATCAGTTCTTAACAGACGTTGCGTAGCCAGTAGTGGCAACGGTCGTGACACGATTGCGGCCAACAAGCGCGTTCAGGATTTTGAGAACATCACCAACGGTGCTAGCAGTGGTGATTGCAGCAAGGGCCGTATCAGCCGTGGCATCAATCTTGATTTTACGGAACTCAGTCTCAGTCGCAAAAGCGCCACGAGGCTCAACAGTTGCGGTGAATACTTGTGCGGTCATGTTACTTAAGATGTTTTAAGTTGTAGAAAGTGGTCTACCTGCATTGAGCCCTTAGCGAGATTGCACTCACGGCAGGCTGTAACGCAGTTAGAGTCAGATGTCGAACCACCCCGTGATCGAGGGCGGACATGGTCGATTGTCAGATTGGAAGTGCTACCGCAGTAGACACATTGGTTCCCGTCCCTGAGCATAATTTGCTGTCTCCATAGTCGCTTTGCATCGCTGCTGCGAAACGTAAGGAGCTCGTGCATCAGGGAACGGGGGGTCTCCATGATGAAGAAACATGGTTACTTTTTGGTTGACTTACCGTTTGCCCCGTTGCGAGCTCGGTTCTTCTTCGGGGATTCGGCGACGAGCCTTCCGCTCTTGGTGTGGGACATATCAGGGCCGCCTCTGCCGTAGATGCCACGCTTACGACGCTCCTCATTTAGTTCAGAGCGATATTCGCGATTGGCAGCAGACTTGTTGCGCTTACGTTGGGCGGCGTTCTTCTTTGCTCTAGCCTCTGGATTGGCTGCGTAGTAGCGAGCACTGCGTCCAGGGTTGTTAGCTCGCTGGGGTGCCATTAGGAAATTTCCTCCTGCACATCCTCAAACGAGAGTTCAGGAATTAGACCAGCAAGGCTTGCCAGTGGGCTGTCCTCAACAGGTACACCTGTAATGTCGTTCTTAGCGAGCCAGTCAATGGCAGCGCGTAGATCTGCAGTAGTGGCTTCCCCAGTTTGAATGCGGGAGATGAGCTCCTTGGTCAAGAGACCGTGGAGCATTTCAAACATCTCCTCGGTTCCCATTGTAGTTTCAGACTTCTTGCTGGTCATGTGCCTTACTTACCGAGGGATTCGATTTCGTTGTAGATGGCAGCGACCTGCGCCTTAATGGCGTTGATCTTGTCATCTTCCTGACGGAACGGACGCTGGCCGTCAACGATTGTCTTTACAAGACCAGCAACGCTGTTGTTCTTTAGATTCTTATTGGCGCCAATCACCTCTGAGGCAATGAACGCCACAAAGAAACCAATAGCCTCGTAAGAGAGTTTAATACCAAGAATTTCAATCATTGGTCTTTCTCAATTGATTTGAAAATAGCTGTATCAAGCTTGTGCTCGATACGCTGGATAAGGTTGTAGAGCTGTTCCTGGTAATACCTGTACTCTTCCTTAGGCACGTAATCGCGACTAAGGACAAGCTCTACACGAGTGATCTTGGAGTCCAACTCATTAAGCCGCCTAGCAAGGGCAAACGAAAGGCTCCCGACACCAGTGACAGCACCGATGACAAGGGCAATAATGGATTCAAACACTGTTAGCTAGGAGAACAGGTTAGATACCAACCAGTACCTTTACCTTCCACTTCCCAGCGGGGTAGCCAGTTCTTACGGGAGTAAGAGACCTGCTTACCACCACTGTTGGAGACATAGCCTCCAGAGACTAAGGAAACCTCACCGTTGGGATCGTGAAAGATGAAGTGTGTTGGCGAAGTCCCTATGACGACCGACCAGTGCCCCCCTCCCGTGGGACTCGTCACAGGACCCTTATGGAGCCAACCCACAGCAACAGGTTGTCCATCGGTAATCAGATCCTCAAGGATGCTGGCATCACCGTTTGTCTTGAAGGAGGGTTTGAGTCCTAATTTATTGAGAGCGGCAAGTTGCCCACCTAGGTCGGTAGAATCACCGTAGGCCTTGCGAATGACGTTGTACTGGTCATCTGATTTGACCTTGCCGTAGAAGGCGGCGACCATCGCACAAGACGAGCTGAAGCACTCGCGATAACCAGTGCCAGAGGCGTTATCGTTCTGAGAGAAGTAAGGGACGTTAAGGGGATTGCTCACAGAAGGCTTCTGCGCCGCCCTGTAAGCCCCCTTAAACCACTCCAAGGTATCTTTGTTTAGGCGAGTCTCTAGACCT